CAGCGTTTCAATGTAGACGCACGAATGGCTCATACAGCTTTAGAAAACGATGCAAAGAAAGAAATGAAAGAAGTATCTATGTCTATATTAGAAGAATTTGCAAATGCAATACGTATACGCAACTTAGAATATTTTACAGATGTATTAGATATACCTCTTACAAACACATTTGACGCTGGTGGTATAAGTACAGCACAAAGATATGTAAAAGATTGGTTAGCAAAAACAGACCAAGAACAAGTTATACCTTTAGCTCACTTTAAGGTTGTATATGATGCTATGACTGACAGTCGTAACACCATCTCACAACGTGAGTTTGCAAAACGTATGTCGCGACTAAATATTAAAACAGCGCGTAAACGTGTAAGCAAGGATCGTAACGCTGGTATACCGCGCGGAGTTGTATTGGTATGGAAAATAGACAATAATACAAAAGACGAACTAATAAAAGAACACTTTGATGAGAGGGACTTGGGATTAATCAATGGAGATGAAGACTACCAAGCGACCCGACCTAATCTCAACGGTTGAGGTCACGGAAGACTTAGAGCTGGGATACATTCCGGCCTGGAGTTATTCGACTTTAAAAACATATGAGCAGTGCAACTACCGCTCTTACATAGCAAAAGTGAAAAAAATACAAGAAGACTACGGTCCAGCTGCGGCCCGTGGCACCGTCATTCATGACGAGGCAGAACGGTACGTAAAAGGACAAATAGGAGAATTACCTGATTCTTTACGCAAGTTTGAAAAACAATTCAAAGTATTACGTGAGTTGTATGAAGAAGCTAAAGTAGAGACTGAAGGTGAATGGGGCTTTACCCGTGCGTGGGAAACGACTGGCTGGCTGTCACCTGACACGTGGGGACGTATCAAGTTAGATGCGTTCGTACACGAATCAGAAACATCAGCACGCGTCATAGACTACAAAACAGGTAAAGCTTTTGGAAACGAAATCGCACACAGCCAACAAGCACTTATATATGCTATTGGCAGTTTCTTTCGATTTCCAGAACTAGAGATAGCCAAGACCGAGATATGGTATCTTGACCACGGCACAACTCTAGAACAAGTGTATACAAGGGACGAAGCTATGGTCTTCATGCCCAAGTTACACGACAGAGCGATCACAATGACTACCGCAATGAAGTTCCCACCGAACCCTAGCAGTTACAACTGTAAATGGTGTTCTTATGGTAAAGGTGAACATCCTATTTGTGAGTGGGCAGAAACGTGATATAATAATATTAACGACTAACGAAGAACGATTAACATATAAGGAGTAACGATGAACGAGATACCTGTGGCTTATGGCCATCAGAAAAAGACTACTGATTTCATAGTAGCAAATCCACAATGTATGATAACGTCGGACCCAGGCACTGGTAAAACCCGTGCAGTCCTAGACGCACATGCTATACTTGGTGGTAAGACTTTGGTCTTGGCGCCTCTTTCTATACTAGAAGCGGCGTGGGGGGAGGACATAAGTAAGTTCCAACCCGATATAAAATATGGAGTAGCTTATGCTAAAAATAGGGAAAAAATATTTAAACAAGATGACCTCGACATGGTCATCACTAACTTTGAAGCTGTCAACTTCTTATCTAAAAATAAGCAGTACTGTAAGCAATTCAATACAATCGTTATTGATGAGTTTACCGCTTTTAAAAATAGGACAGCCAAACGCAGTAAAAATCTCAAAGATGTTATCACATATTTTACTAATAGGATTGCCATGTCTGGTACTCCTAATAGTAATACTATTCTAGATATCTGGCACCCAGCATACCTAGTCGACGACGGTGAGCGACTAGGTGCTAGGTTCTATGCATTTAGAAACCAAGTGTGCACTCCTGTGTTCAATGGTTTTGCTAATGAATGGAAAGATAAACCAGGCGCTGAAGATGCAGTGGCTAATAGATTGTCTGACATTACTATACGTTACGCGTTGTCCGAATGTATGGACTTACCTGACAACATAACACGAACAATCAATACAAAACTAACACCACAAGTACAAAAACAATACAACTTGTTAGCTAATGATTCTGTGTTGTATACCAAGTCAGGCACAGTCAACGCTATACACGCAGGAGCTCGTGTCAAGAAGCTACTGCAGCTTGTTACGGGCGCAGTGTACGACGAAGACAGTCTTGTGCAATTTATACATCAAGAAAGATATGACATAGTTATGACCTTGGTAGAACAACGTGCGCATTCACTAGTAGCATTCAACTGGCGACACGAACGTGACGCTTTAGTTGCACTAGCAGAAAAACAAGGTATTACTTATGAAGTTATTGATGGTGAAGCTAAAGCAGAAAAACGTAAAGATATAGTTGCACGGTTTCAAGCTGGACAAATACAAATGTTATTGTGTCATCCACAATCAGCATCTCATGGACTTACGCTTACACGTGCAAACACTGTGATCTGGTGTTCGCCCACGTACAACGCTGAACATTATCAACAATTTAATCAACGTATTTATAGAGCAGGTCAAACACAAAAGACCGAAACTATATTAATACAAGCACGAAACACTTGGGAGCCCGAGGTGTATAAGAAGCTTAATACTAAGCTAGGGCGAATGGAAAACTTGCTAAACATTTTACAGGAGGTAAAGCATGGCAAAGAAACTTAATGACTTATTAGCCGAATACGGCAAAACGCGAGATGGTATTAAAAACCTACAAGCGCAAGAAAAAGAACTGAACACAATCAAGCGCGAGCTTGAGAGTCAGATTGCTATTAGAATGACCGAGGAAGGCCTTGATAAAATTTCTAATGGTGGTCGAACAATTTCATTGAAGAATGAGATTGTACCTGACGTGCAAGATTGGGATGCACTACAGCAACATGTAGCTGAAACTGGTGAGTTTGAGCTGTTGCATAGACGTGTATCTGCTACTGCATATAGGGAAAAGGTAGCATTGGGTGCGGACGTACCTGGTGTTAGCGAAAGGGAGTTGACCCGTATTAATTACAGGTCAACATAAGAATAACCAATAACGAATGACGAAGGAGGAATAACGATGTCAAACGATATTAGTATAATAACGAGCACGATGCCCGCTCATATAAAAGAGGGCTCAGGTATGGGTAATGAAAATGTGACTTCTGATCACGTTTCAATACCTAGAGTAAAACTACTTCAGAAGATGAATAACGAGGTGGACCCAAACCACAGTGAGTATATACAAGACGCTAAAGAAGGCGACTTTATAAACACTGTAACTGGTGAAAACTATGGTTCATCTTTAATAGTAGTCAACGCACACTTCAAAGAGGAGTATGTTGTATGGAGAAAAAGAACTGAAGGTGGAGGCTTAGTTGGGAACTTCCCATCTAAAGCAGACGCTGTTCAGTATCTTGAGGATAACGGACTTGATACAGACAAGCACGATATTACTCAGACTCACATTCATACGTTGTTACGTATAGATGAAAAAACAAATGAGGTAGCCGATATACCTTTCTTGTTTGATTGTGCGTCATCTAAACTTAAGGTTTCAAGAGACTGGAACGTTCAGTTGTTGAAACTAGGTAGAGATATTAATAGGTTCTCTTGCACTTGGAGAATGTCTTCAGTACCACAAAGCAATGCTAAAGGTACTTGGGTTAATATCGATATCGAAAATGTCGGTTGGTTAAAGAAAGAGGCTTACGATAAAGTAGAATCTTTCTATAACAATACGTTCGTTAACAAAAGTTAATGTTCGTGCAAGTGGGCTGCGACGTTTTGCGTCGTAGGCCCACATGCGTTATACTCCTTATGTGCGTGAAAAGGAGTTCATCAACAAAGTGCATAAGCACTTACCTACAGCCATCTATCGTTGGAAGATAAACGATCCTTATCACGGTGGTGTACCAGACGCATTCTACGCTGGTAAAAAGAATCATTGTTTCATTGAATATAAATATCAAGATACCTTACCTAAAAAACCCACATCTCAAATTAAAATAGCTCTTACTTCACAACAACGTCTTTGGTTAAATAATGCTAAAGAAAACAATATTATTTGTTATGCCGTGCTTGCCTCTGGAGACTCTGTACTTATGTCAAATAAGTTTGACCAAATATCTGTAAGCAAAGAAGAGTTCGAAAAAGAAAGTATTACTTTTAAAAAATATATAGACCGTTTAATAAATATCTGCCTGGAGGTTATAAATGACTGATTATGTAAATCACCCACCCCACTATAACAGTGGCAACATAGAATGTATTGATGCAATAGAAGAAAGTATGACACCTGACGCTTTCAAAGGTTACTTAAAAGGTAACATACAAAAGTATATGTGGCGCTATGAAGCTAAAAAAGGACTTCAAGACGTGTTAAAAGCACAATGGTACTTAAATAGGCTAGTAAAAACGCTTGAAAAAGAAGAAACTGCAGCTGACGCACGTACAAGCCCACCAGATAAATATTGATTTAATTGGACCTAAGGCCTTAGTTACCCTAACAAAATGCGTTAGACGCGATCCTGTGAGGTCATTTTTTGCCAGCTTTACGATTTCTGGCGAAAGAACGGTTTTTTGATCGTTTTACTACTTTTAGATTAGATTTCTTAGAATTCATTGGATTTCCATCTTTATGGTGTACATCTTTACCATCTCCCTTCTTAACTTTTCCTTTACGTAACATCATACGTCTTACTTTATTTCGCATAGCACGACGTTTTTTCTGTGCAGCTGTACCTTGGTAGTTTTTATATTCTTTCTTATAGTTTCTAGCCATCTAAATAGTATACACCTTCAAAGCCTTTGCTTTGCCTTTTACTTTTATAGTGTCGTGTAGAAGTGATCCTAGGACTTTGTTCGCTGTACGTTCTCCAATAAGTATATCTACTCCAGCTTCTTTAGTTGCACTTTCTAATCGTGCAGCAGTATTTACTGCATCTCCTATAGCCGAGTAATCAAATCTCGTGTCGCTTCCCATGTTACCAACTACAGCTTCACCTGTATTAACACCTATGCCTATTGCAACAGGTTCAGGTAATTCTTTTTGCAACGCTTTTATTGCCGTACGCATATCTTGGGCACAGGCGACAGCGCGTTGTTCGTGTTCATCTAAATCTAGGGGGGAATTAAAGATGGCCATGCACGCGTCGCCTATGAACTTGTCTACCATGCCGCCGTGGGCCTGGATACACTCAACTTGTTTTGTTAATACTTTATTCATTATCTCAGTTACTTCTTCAGGTGTTAACTTCTCAGATAGGTTTGTAAACCCCCTAACGTCTGTAAATAAAAATGTGCAAATTTTTTTCTCGCCACCTAACTTTAATAAATCGGGGTCTTTCTGTAGCCGTGCAACCTGCCTGGGGTCTAAATAGTGTTCGAACTGTTTCTTAATTTGTTGTCGTAGTTTGTATTGTTCTCCAAAGCGTAGCCAAAACTCTTGTACAGATATAAGTGTCATTGATACTGTACTATAACTAAAATCTATAAGTGTATTGTTACGTGCAAACCATACTGCAGCTGCAAACTGCACGACATATAAAAGTCCGACCCCCGCC